TTACCATTTAACACTTCCATCTTCTACGAGCCTGTCTAATTCTAGAATTAGGATCGTTTCTTGTTTTAGCTGAACTTTTTTTTAATTGACCAAGTGATCTTGCACAATAAGACTTTCTGCGTTTTGCAGCTTTACTACCTTTTTTTACTTTACCAGTAACAGCAGTTTTTAATTTAGAACCAGGATTTAATTTTCTGTAGGCTTTTACACCAGCTTTAGTCATACCAGCACCAGACTTAGTAGGTCTAAAGTTTTTCTTATTCCTAGCAGGCATATTAGCCTTTTTTCTTATTGGCATAAAAAAATATTTATATAACTAAAAAAAGTTTACTGGTTTATGTTTTACCACCAAACTTTTTATACATCATGTCTTTGAAGTTTTCTACTTTTGTACCGCCCTTCATTCCATGCATTTCAGTTTTTTTACCCATGCCCATTTTATTAACTTTGGTTTTCTTACCACCTTTCATAATTTTGGTTTTTTTACCGCCCATCTTATTGACTTTAGTTTTTTTACCGCCTTTCATGATTTTAGTTTTTTTACCGCCCATTTTTTTCATTTCTCGCATAATCTTCTCCTGCTTAATATTTGAGATTTAAATTGTTCATTATTATAATTTTTATAATAACCCTTTTTAAAAATATTATCAGATGCTTTTACTAATATATCTAGTCTTTGAATAAATATTTGATAATAATCATCTTCAAATAATCCTTGAAATTCTTCTTGTTCTGTTGCAAATTCTATTTCAGTATTAGGATGTGAACCCATTACATATAAATTTAGTTTATTTGCTTTTTGATTGAGTAAATTAATTCTTGTATCTACCTCATCTGCGGTAATATTTTCATAATCATCACCACAATAAATAATTACATCATAAGTATCATCAAAATTTATAATGTAATCCATTAAGTCTGACCACATATCACATTTACCTATAACAACATTTACTTTATTGTTATCCCAGGTTTTTTTTGCGTGTGGACAAGCAGGAAGATTGTTAAATTTTTCCTGCGGATTTTCCAGAACAGTGTGACTCCATTGACGAAGTTCATTCATCAATAGAGTCTTATCTAACACTATTTTTTCTTAACTGTTTTTTTCTTAGCTACAGTTTTCTTTTTAGCTGGAGTTTTTTTAGGTGTTTCCTTTTTTGGCTCTTCTGCTTTCTTTACAACTTTTTTAACAGGTTGTAGTTCTGCAATTTTTCGTTGAGCATCTCCAAGATCAGGATCAGGACCAAAAACTGGTATCCATACTCCATCTTTACCTTCTTGAAGAACTTTATATTGAGGTGGAAACTCACCTGTTTCTGAAATAATATATTTCATAATATCTCCGATTAATCAGAATATACTTTTATCATTTCTAAAACGATAGAATAAGTATCTCCTGAACTATGACCTTTAGTGGTAAAAAGAATATCTCCATTCTTACCACTCCCTGCATTATTTGGTAATCCACCAAAATCATGAAAATCCATATGTCCATTACTGCTTTCAGCTAATTCCATAAGTAGAACATTACTTGTAGCATTAAGAAACATTTGAACTGACATACCAACAACGGCATGACTTACACGCAATACTCTAACTTCAGAACAGGCTACGCCTATTGAGTTAGCAGCTAAAGCAGATACATCTACTTTAGCTACTGCGGATTCGCCAGTACCATCGCTAACATTGGTAAACTTCATAATACAGTTTCTTTCACCATCCATGATGGTTTGTGTAGTTACTGCATCAGCCATAATTTACTCCTAGCTAAAGCTATGAGAAACAGTGCCATCACCAAAGACGTGACCATTCAGAAGCCATATGGCATCTGTAATAGCTACACATCTAATATGACCGCCAATAAAACGACCATCAGTGTCAGCATCCATAGTTAATCTATAGTCAGCAGCAGCAGGAATATTCCATCCAGCAGTGTCGATATCTTCATTAAGAGCTACTACACTTCCTAATTCATCTTTATCAACCTGAAATACCATTCCTTGAAAAGTATCTGCACTAGAAGCACCTTGTAAAATAAAAGAGCCTGTAAATGTAGTACCTATATGAAATTCATAACATAGTCCAGCAGCAGCAGCAGGTAAAGTTACTGTTATACCAGCAGCCCTATTTAAACTAAAAATAGTTCCAGATTGTGCTGTAGTTGGAACAAGTGTTGCAGTAGTAACGCTAGATACGGGAAATAAATTATTTAGTGTTCCTGTTGTACTAATATTACCACTTGTATCAACATCTAGATTAGTTGTAACTGCTCCAGTTGTTGAGTTTTTAGTGATTTGTTCAAAACCACCTTCGGACCTAACTGGTCCATTAAATGTTGTATTCGCCATTTTTTCTCCTAAAAGAAAGTATCTATCATCTTGGCAAGTCTGCTAGGGCAGTTGATAGACAAATTAAAAAAATTCCCTAGAACGAAAAAAAGGGGAGCATAGCTCCCCTTAAAGTTTTAGCTTGAGCCTGGTGATCCAAAGATACCTAAAGGATCAGATACTCCAAAGGAATATCTTTCTCTTGCTTTGTATCTTACGTTACCAGTATCAAAGTCTCCATCCATGCTTGTAGTCATTGGACTTCTGACAAAATGCTTCATGCCATCAGGCACATCAGTAATGATAAAGAAAGCATTAGTATCAGTTAAATAATGATTAACTGAATAGCCTTCTGGAATCACACCATTGCTTCTGACTGCATTAATATCATTGTCAGCAGTTCCAACTCTGTACTCACTTTCTAGAAGACGAGTAGCCACGAATTGAAGATCAGTAGGAACGATCAACTTTCTAGGTCTAGCTGCAATTTTTAAACCTCTTTCATCGGTCCACTTGCTTATTTGAATTACTGCATCTTCTAAAGATGTTTCGTTCAAGTCAGCACCTGTGGAAGGTCTGTTAGAGTTTTTGCCACCAGATACTAGAGGATGTCCGTCTCCTCCTGTAACTCCGTCACCATCTGCTGTAAATAAGTTCACACCATCTCCAGATTGGAAACTGTTTGTAAACCCATTATTCAATGGTGATGCTGCTTTCACTTGTTTAGTGTAAGCCATTGCTCTAGCTAATGCTTTAGTATACCTAGCAGATAAACTTACATAAAGATTATCTTCCATAGCTTCCTCAGTAACTGAGAAACCTAAAGCAATAGTTTCGTGTGTATAACGAGCAACAAAAGACTCTTGTGCTGTATCAAATGATATTTGTGCACCCTCATCTTTTACTGGAGCAGCAGCGAAACCTGATAACTTGAGTTCTTCTTCAAATGATCTTTCAGAATTCTCGGTTACATAGATTTGCTCATGCTCATTCTCGTAATTGTTGTACTCATCCCCAAACAGTGCGTTAAGACCTGGAAGGAGTTGTTTTAGCTCATTAGCTCTTGAAATAGCTGCCATAATTTTCTCCTATTAGCCTATGCCTGTGGTATTAAGTAACTGATGTCCTACGTTGAACATCACCAAAACGTCAGTATAGCTGTCACCAACCGCACTATCTGGACCATCAACAAAGTCGATAATCTTTAATGGTAGTGTATTGGTAGTATTTGCTGTACTTCCATCAATCGCATTTCTACTTGTGCCAATCGAAGTTGACCCAGCAGTTTGTACGACTGCAACATTCTTGCCCAAATCATCTTGACCAAGAGTTTCATCTGATTGCATCTGCATGACCACGAAGGGATCAGAAGCAACATACGCAACAATATCATCCGCAGCTATTGAGGCTGGGAAATATTGATTTGTGGTGAATTGACCTGTTGTAGGATCAGTATAAGCACATCCAAGGAAAACACCAATTGGGGTCAACGAAGTAGTACCAGTATCCTTTTGGATAGTAGTATTAGGATTATCGTCTGCCCACTTTACAAAATCTCCATAGAATATGGATGTTCCATATGCATTTTTGATTTTATAATGAGTTATTTTCGCATTGTATGCACAAGATACTAATGAACTTACAGGTCTAGCACCCATAGGTGTAGCTGAACTTGCCATAATTTTTCCTGTTTATAAAATTACTATTACAAGAAACTAGGACTTTTTACCAAAAGTTGTTTGAGATTTTCGTTCAAATACTTGTTTGGTAGCCATTCTAGAATCTTGATCCTTAAAATATACGTTATCAACAGATTCCATTTGGTTACGAGCTAACTTTTGAAAGTGTTCGTCACGGGCTTTCGCCTTTTCAGATGGCATCTTGCATAACAGTTGCCCACCAACTTCTACATTTCCTTTTTCCGCCCATTCAGATTTGTGGTCCATCATGTGAATATGTAACTCAGGATAGTCTTCAGCCCTACAGGGAATCCAACCTTCTCTGAATTTTTTTGAAACATTAGGATTATCAGTGTTACCTAATAAACTTGTTCTTATCCACCTGAAGACCCAACCCTCTTGCGGATTTGGACTTGGTAAATTAGATGGGTTTTCCCAGCTTTCTTGTCGCTGGATGATCTCTCGATCTTCTGATCCCCTAGGGGTACGCACTTGTTCTTCAGAAGTTTCTTCAACTTCCTTATTTATGTTGTTTTCGTCTGACATTTAAGTCTCCTTTAGTAATTGTTTTGCGTATTGCTCTGGACTGATTCCAAGTTGACGTGCTAGTTTAACTTGAGTCTGAGTCAATCGTATACTGCGAGGGTTAGTTTTACCACCAGTCGACCTCGATGCTGGTGCAACAACGTTTGAAGGTTGTTTAGTTTGGTTTTCTTCTTCAATATCTACTGAAGGTTGAACACCAAAAAACTGTGGATATTCATTACGCATAGCTTTATCAACTTCTGCATAATATTTTTCTGAATCTTTTTCAGGAAGTATTCCATTCCTGCGTAATCTTTGATCTATAGTTATAGCATAAGAAGTCATTTCAGCATGATCTTCATTATTATTATTCATAAACCAAGGATTTTTAGATGACCAGGCTTGCATATCTGGATCAAGCTGTTGTTCTTGTACAGGTTGAGCTTGTGGTGCTTGTGCTTGATAATTTTGTGCAAATTGTGATTGCACTGATTCTGCATATCTTCCTGCACTTTGTTCTGCTAATACGGCTTTAGATATTTCTTCTTGAGCAACTGCCATAGCATCAGCATCACCTTCTTCATATGCTTTTTTGTATTTAGCTTGTGCATTTTGTTTTGCCCATAAAGCATTATTATGTGCTTGTTTATTAAGAACTTCGCCACCTTGATTAACCATAGCTTGTAGCTTTTGATTTTCAGTCATAAGACCTTGTAATCTTGTCGTGGCTTCTTGAATTTGTCTCTCAGCAGCTTCTTTTGCTCGTCTTTCTTCGTGATATTCGTATTTAATTTTATTTATACGA